CTGCTGAAGCTGGTATTATTAAAAAAGGAAGCGCAGCTTATAATGATATTTTAAATGTGTCTGGAATCGATGAAGAAATCTTGAATCGTTCAACAAATCAAGGTAATGTGTAAAAATGGCTGAATCTGATAAACAAAAAGATATTCAAAGATATGACAATCCATTTGAAAAAAATAATCCTAAGCAAATGGCTGCGGATGAAAAAATTATTCAAGAGGCTGCTGAAAAATATGGTGTACAGGATACAGGAGCTGGTTCTAATATTCGTAATGAATTAGAACGTATGCGTAATAAAAATTATCAAAGAGCAAATCCAGAAGAATTAAAAGTAGCTAATGCAATGAATCTTGGGATAAATGCTGTAGGAGGAAATCAATTCTTCACGGCCCAACAACCAACCTTTGCAGAAGTCAGAGGAGATATTAGAGCAAGACTTAACCAAGATGCACGAAATTATGGTGGTGGAATTAAGTCCGGGATGTCCTCGATAGCTAATGCAGTTTTGCCGGGTAAGATGTTTGAAATGGCTAATGCGGGTTTAAAATCTTTAAATTCTTTATCTGATCAAACTAAAAATTTATACTCAGGCACCGTAGATCTTTTTAAAAAAAGCGTAGGTACATTAAATGACGTTCAAGAACAAATATTTATGAACCGTGATAAATATAAATACGCAAGAAATCAAGAAGAAATTATAAATGCTGAAGAAAAAGAAGATGAAGTAAATAGATTAGAAACTGTTAATGAAAAAATAGAAGCCGACAGAAAACGCTTATTAGACATAAGTGTTTTCAGTGAAAATTTTATGAAGTCTACATATCCAACAATGAGGGAACCACGTGGTGATGGTTTTATAGGTGCGTATGATAAGTTTGCCAATTTAGCTAAAGGTATGCTTGGCGCTGATAATTACAAAACAACTACGGAAGAAACCTCAGATACCCCAGAGATTTTCCGTGATCAATTTACAGGAACAGGTCAAAGCTATATAGATACTGAAGATAATTTTAATTCTAGAATTCCTGTAGGAACCGCAAATATGCCAGGAGGTACACCAATCGGCACTGCGAATGCGCCAGGAGGAAGAGGGAATTTTTTAGATAGCGATGCTTACAGAGATATGACCAATTGGCACTGCGAATGCACCAGGAGGCTTCACAGGATTACCCGGAAGAGATTTTGCGAGTAATGCTCCCGGAGGAATAGGTTTAGTTAATAGTCAAGCTTACAGAGATATGCTTTTAGATAATTATCGAATAAAAGAAATGGGTACAGGAAATATGCCAGGAGGAGTTGATCCCATGGGACTACCTGTTCAAGGAGAGGTAACAATAGATGTAAATAAAGACCTTATTTCTCCATTTATAAATGAAACACCTATAGGAATTAGATACTGACTTAGGTATAAAAAGTTTAAATGAATTTGACGTTAGAAGTTTAGGTGGGAATAATGAAGAGCCAAGAGATAATAATAACGCTTTCGGTGACGAAGCATCAAATTCTATTACTAATTACTTAAATCCAGGTAACTTAGTAGATGTAGGACAAGCTGGAACTACTGGAGAGACCTATGGAAAAAATAAGTTCGCTGTATTTGATAGTGTAGATTCTGGACTAATAGCTTTAACAAAAGACTTGAACAAAAAGGTAGGTGATTTTGATGGAGACGTAGAAAAAATTATTTCTAAATACGCTTCAGGAGATCCTAATGCTAACAACTATATAAACTTTATAAAAGGTAAAGTAGGATCAACTGTTGAAGAAGATGAAATTCCTACCTTAGTAGAGTCTGTAATTGCATTTGAAAATAAACCAGAGATAGCAGATCAATACTTAGCTTATCTTCAGGATAATTCTGATAAAATTTATAGCGGAATTATTTCGTCTTGATCGAACTCACAAAAATTTTTAAGGACAGAGTACGTGCCCATGAAGGGTGCGTTGAAACTGTCTATTTAGACAGCCTAGGTAAGGCTACCATTGGCATCGGGCACCTTGTACAACCACATGAAAAAGAAAGATACAAAGAAGGTGTAACTTTATCTCAACAAGAAATTGATGATTTGTTTGATATAGATTTAAACAGAGCTGCTGCTGGAGCAGAAGAATTAATTGGAGATATTGAATTGCCTTCTGTTATAGAACTCGTCCTTGTTGAAATGGTTTTTCAACTTGGAAAAAAAGGCGTTTCAAAATTTAAAGGCATGTGGAAAGCTCTTTCTGAAAAGGACTTTGTACGAGCAGCGATCGAAATGAGAGACTCTCGATGGAAATTACAAACTCCAGGTAGATGTGAGTCATTAGCTAAAATCGTTGAAAACGCTTGATTTTTTAATCCTTTTTAAGAAGCATACAAGGGGTACTTAAAAGTTTGTAGGTAGATTATATATGATAATTAAATTTTTTTTAGTAGGATTTTTTTGTGTGACTACCAATGATTGTATTAGAGTATCAGGAGCGTTAGGATTCGATAGCTACGAAGAGTGCGTACGATATGCCAATGCCGTAAAGCAAAATGTGCTAGACTATACAAAAGGTAAAGCCGTAGAACTAGAACTGAATTGTATTGATGCGTACGAATTACCTGGAATAAATTTTATTTAGACTTGAACTATAAAATCTTAAGTGACCTGCCCATATTGGTTTTCTCATGATAAGTTTCTTCTTTTAAATAATTTTGGAAATTCATTGTTATTGAGATATTCATTATATGCCCATTGCCAATCACTACCATATTCTGATCGACAATAATTTTTAAGATCCTCGTTAGGATTACTAGAAAAAAGACCACTAAAGAAGTTTAGGAAGTGGTTCTTAGCACTATTTGTTAGATTCATCATGCCTAAGTTATAGACACAATTTTATTTTTTACCTTTGCTCATTTGTAACCGCAGCTGTGCAATTTTTTGCATGGATTCTTTCCAAACAGAAGTAAACACATTTGCCATATCTTCATGAAGAACTTTAATATATCCATTGTCCAAGACTAAAGGTTTATGCTTCTCTATTTTATCGTACTCATCATCTGTAAAAGTACAGTAAAACTTTCCGTCTTGATAAGACAACCGCATTTAAAGTTTATCCTTATGAATTGTCGCTTGCCTATCTCCTATGATCCATACCATAAGAACTATAAGCAACAACAGTAATGTATTAAGTATAAGTAGTGCTATTATCATTTTATTTCTCCCCAATTTTTACCTAACTCCACGTCACATTTTGATGGTACGTGAAGTTCAACAGCAGACTCCATAACATCTTTGATACCTTGTATCTGGGTCTCGTCTTCTACAGAGATATCTAGTTCATCGTGGATTTGAATCATAGGAATCACACGGAATGCTTCCCATAATTTGACCATTGCCTTTTTGGTCTGATCTGCTGCCGAACCTTGTATTAAGCGATTGAGTGCTCTGTAAGTATGGGCTCTCTTAATTTGATTAACAGGCCATTTCTTTAGTGCGTTCTCGTAGCTTAAAACTGTTTTATCTTCGAACTCTCTGCTTTCCCATAAATCAAAACGACATTTACGTCCGAGAAGAGTTCTTATATAACCTTGTTGTTCTGTGTGCCTAGTAGCTAAATTAATAATGTCTTTTAAAAAAGGCACACCATTATTATATGTTTTCTTTAATTCTTTAGCTTGATCCACAGTTATATCTAAAGAGTTTCCAAGCTTTGCTAGACCCATTCCATACATTAAACCAAGTCCAATCGTCTTAGCTTCTTTTCTAGAAATACCTGCCATGTCTGCTGTCACCTGGTGAAAGTCTGTGCCTGCATCTTCAAAAAATTTAATTAAAGTATCTGATCCCTCTAGTTCTCTGTGCTTAGCGTAATGCACTAAGAGTCTAGGTTCTTGCTGTGAGTAATCAAATGTTCCCCATTTTGTTTTTTCTTCTGGTATAAAAATAGATCTAATCATAGGACCAATTAATTGATCTCTAGCTGGGATCTGTTGTAAATTAGGATTACTCATAGACATTCGACCACTGACCGTTCCTCCCTCATCACCACGCATCTGATGAATCTCAGCATGAATACGACCATTAACTTGATGTTTAATAAAGGTATCTACAAAGGTGGTATGCGCTTTGTTAAATTCACGAGCTCTTACAATAGAATTAACTGTAGGATTAGGATGAGTATTTAGAAAAGCTTTATCAAACTTTGGTTGTTTAGATTTTTCAGTGAGTTCATAATTTTCTCCTATTTTATCAAATACCTTTTGTATAGAGGTAGCTGTCCAAATATCCTTATCACTAAAATCAATATTAGTTTCTTTCATAATATTGTAATAGATTTTCTTTTCTTCTTTTTGAAAATACTTCTTTACTTGATCGGCTCGCTCCATATCAACACGAACACCTTTCCATTTCATCTCAATGAGAATAGGAAGAAGATCTGTTTCTAGTTGAAAGATATCATTAAGATTTTGTTTTTGAATTTCTACCTTAAGTATATTCCACAGCTTTAAAGTTAGATCTGTATCTTTCTCTGCGTAAGGAGCAGCGTATTCTACCGGAACCCAATCCATATGTTCTTTAGGATTAAAGCCAAACTCTTTTCCAAATTGATCAAGTCCTGTTTCGTATTTTCTTTCGCCTAAAAAATCTTTACCTAAAGAATTTAAAGCATAACTGAATCTGTTCTCATCAATTAGAGGAGCAGCTATCATTGTATCATAGATTTTACAGTTGCATTCAACACCCCACTGTCTAAGCCAACCAATATCATAACTAGCATTGTGACAGATAACATCAGGATTATTTTTAAATACATCTTTTAACCAATTTTTTACCATGTTTTCATCGAAGTTACCTCCTCTTTCATGGCGAATAGGAAAGTAACCATTAAAGCCTGGAGTTGAAATAGCAATACCTACTATAAAACCACTGCCCGTTGCCCACCCAGGACCTTTAGTTTTTAATTCAGGATCATAAGTTTCCAAGTCTATACATATTTCTGTGATCTGTTTTGGATCAGGGAATTCTGTTGGTGGCTCCCAAGTCGGAAGATTGTCTCCTCTTAGTAAATCTAATTGTTGTTGAAATCTCATGATAATATCTCCTCAAATTCATACTTTGTTGATGAAGGAACAATATAAAGATTTTCTTTTGCTCGAGTTAATCCAACATAGAATACTCTTCTTTCTTCGTCCCGCATTGACCAAAGTGTTTTACTTATTCGGTAAGATAAATCTGAAAATAAAACTACGTTCTGACTTTCTCCTCCCTTAGCTCCATGAATAGTAGAAAGTTTTATCTTTGCTTTCTCATCTAAGTCATGACCTCTGTCAAGGATTTGTTGTATATAGAGTCTTTCAAAACCTGTAATCTTTGTGAGTACTAAATCCCAATTAGTATTTATAGATAAATTTAATCCCCAATTTTTGTACAGATTTTCATAATTAAAACTTTCTTCTTGGTTAGCACCAGGTAAAGTTTTCTTACCACGAGTAACCCCTTTCTCTCCTAGCGCCATATGCTGATATAAATTTTTAGCTTCATCATAAGACACTGTTTCTTTTCTTTGTAGTTTTCTCCAAGATCTATACGCTTGGAGAATGTGTTGACTAATAGAAGAACCGTTATTTTTTTCAAACAAAAGACCTCTTCTTCTAACTTCATCCGCTACTTTATCTAAAAAATAATTTGTACGAGTAAGAACTAACCAATGCCCTTCGCTCATATCAATACTCTCAAACGGAACTGTTCTAATCAAACCCATACTATTTCTAGGTTTCCATTCTTTAGGTATTCTTTTTCTAATTCTATCCACTAACCTTGTTGATCTTACAAAAATGCTTTTAGGTATTCTATAAGATTTATTTAATATTTGCGTTTTACAGTTTAAGTCTATCAGTTTTGAGACGTCAGCGCCAGACCAAGAAAAAATAGCTTGGTCATCATCTCCAGCTAAATAAACGGCTTTTGCTTGTGCTTGCAAAATACTTACAATTTCCCATTCTGATGGCTTTAAGTCTTGAACCTCATCTACAATAACAACATCAAGTTTAGGAGAAGTTTTTTGAGCTACAAACTCATTAATTAAATCTGTATAATCTTTAATGTGACTTTTGTTTTTAAACATCCTGTAATTTTTATCTATTCTTTGTAATCTCTCAAAGCCACCTGTAACATGACCATAGTTTTTAAACTCTTCATATAGAGTAGTATTCTTCACTCTATATAAATCTATTAAATGAAGCCCAGAATCTTCGTCTCCTGTACCACTGCTATGGATCGACTGCCCAATGTCCACTCCGTATTGTTTT